AAAATACGAAGCTATACAAAAAGATATAAGAGGTAACCATCTCGCCTTAGTCGATGAGGGGAGAATGGGGAAAGAAGTAGCCGTGCTTGATAGTATGGTTTTTACATTAGACGGAAAGGAAATAATAATGGAAGAGGAAATCAAAAAGTTACAAGAAGCTTTGAGTGCATTGACTGAAAAAGTAAGTGCATTGACTAAAGATGCTGACGAGAAAAAAGCGGCTGATAAAAAAGCTAAAGATGAAGAGGACGCAGCAAAAAAAGCTAAAGACGAAGAGGTTAAAGAAGATCCTAAAAAAGAGGCAGGAATGGACGCTGCTTTAATTAGAAAAGAAATTCTAAAAGAGATAGGCGAAAAACAGAAGCTATATGAAAAAATATCACCGATAGTTGGAACTTTTGATAGTTCAGATATGAGTTTGGAAGATATGGGCAAATATGCAGTTGAAAAGCTAAAGTTAGACTGCGAGGACGGAGCTGAAATAAGTATGTTAAACGGATATATCACAGCTTTAAAAATGAATAAGAAAGTCACTACTACTGATAAAGCGGTAAATGACGATATTGAAAAATACATAAAAGGGGAATAAAATGGCATTTCAATCACAAATAAGCACAAACAAATCTTTTGGCGTAGTCGGTGATGTTTTTACAGACGAGCCGATAAGAGCCGAGAGTTTTATATTAAACAGCACTTCACCAAATGTTATCGGATATTTTTATACCGTTTCAAGTGAGGGAGTAGCAACAGTTGGCGGAACAGGCGTTATAGCGGGTTTCTTGGTCAATAGTAAACAATACGCACTTATCGGAAGCGATTTATCCGCTACTTTAACACTACCTAATAACACACAGGGTAGCATTGTTAAAATGGGTACGCTTATAGCCAATCTACCGGCGGCGGCAGCAATAGGGGATGAAGTACAATACAATACAACTACAGGGGCATTGGTTACAGTAGCACCGGGTACAGCACCGGCTACAGGCTATGCAGTATGTAATGCGGTTGTAACAAGATATACAGTAGCTGGAGCAGGTCCAGCAGTAATAACAGTAACAAACTAAGGAGAAATTAAATGAGAGCAAGTGAAATACATTCAATTATATCCCCTAGGAATATTAAGCCTTTAAATCTTAATAGTGTAGAGGGATATCAATCACTACTTAAAATCGGTATAGGACTAGACGAAAAGACAGTATATGCAATGATGGACGCTATGGACGCACTAACTCCAACAGTTACAACTCCATCAGTCGGAACACCCGTGCAATTTTTGCAATCTTGGTTACCGGGCTTCGTAAAAGTACAAACAGCGGCTAGAAAGATAGACAACCTAGTAGGAATTATGACTGTAGGAAGTTGGCATCGAGCAGAAGTCGTACAAACAATGCTAGAAACTACAGGAGCGGCAGGCGAATATGGCGATGTATCTAACATCGAATTTTCAAGCTTTAACCAGAATTTTGAAAGACGCTCTATTGTTAGATTTGAAAAAGGAATGAAAGTCGGACAATTGGAACTTAAGACAGCGGCGGAAATGAATATAGACCCGGCAGCGGCTAAAAGAGAGGGTGCAAGTTTGGCACTTGAAATAGCTCGTAACAATGTAGGCTTTTTTGGCTATAACAATGGAGCAAACAGAACTTATGGTTTTCTGAATGACCCTAATCTCCCGTTTTACATCACAGTGCCAGCAGGTGCAAACGGTTCAACTTGGGATAAAAAGACAATGCTAGAAATTTTAGTAGATATAAGAGCAGCGGCTAATACAATAGCAACTCAATCAAACGGGCTCATAGATGTAACAGAGGCTAACCTTACTTTGGCAGTACCTGTTTCACATCTTCAATATCTAAGTCAAGTATCAGATTATGGTTATTCAGTAAATAAATGGCTAAAAGATACTTATAAAAATTTAAGAGTAGTTGGAGTGCCCCAACTAAGTGCAGCAAATGGGGGAGCAGATGTATTTTATTTATATGCTGAAAATGTAGAGGACAACTCAACAGACGGCGGACAAACATTCGCACAAATGGTACCTAGCAAATTTCAAGTATTAGGAGTTGAAGAACAAGTTAAGGGATATATAGAGGATTATACAAACGCAACAGCAGGTATCTTATGCAAGAGACCTTTTGCAGTAGCTAGATATACAGGAATATAAAATGGCATATGTTTATTCAACTTTAACAAACGGCACGGATTATAGAGGTTACACAAAAGGCGGGGAAACTGACCCCATCGTTACATACTCAATCAAAATAGCAGGCGGTCACGGTTTGATGGACTCTCATTTTTTAATAGAGGAGGGAATTGCCACAGAGGTAACGGATCAAGAACTCGAAATACTATTAAAAGATGAGGATTTCAAAAACCATGTTAAAAACGGTTTTCTTAAATATTCTAAGACAAAAACAGATAAAAGCAAAGCAATATCTGACTTAGAAAAAAGAGACAAATCAGCTCAAATCGTACCTCAGGATTTTAAAGACAAGAAAAACGAGCCTAAAGTAAATTAAGGGATAAAAAATGGTTACTTTTGATATAGCGGTATTTAGAACGAATTTTAAGGAATACGCAGACATAGCAGTATATCCAGACGCGACACTGCAGACTTATTTTGATTTAAGTACCCTGTATCTGAATAATAGCGATTATGGATATCTATCGCCTGCGTTATCACACGCATTGAATTTAATGACTGCTCATCAATTAAGGATTAACGACGGGATAGTGAACGGCGATAACGGTTTGATAGCAAATTCAACATCAGTAGGGGGGGTGAGTGTTACGGTAACACCTCCAGAGGATAAAAATTCTTTTGGGTATTGGCTATCAACTACACCTTATGGAATACAACTAAAAGCACTTTTGAAGACTTATTCCGTCGGCGGATTTATAGTCGGTGGAAGTACGGAGCGGGCAAACTTTAGAAAATTTAATGGGGCTTTTTAATGCAAATTAGAAAAACCAATAAAGGGTTAGAAAAAGTAATAAAAAAAGCTATTAAAGAAATAAAGGCTAAAAAGTTAGCGGTCGGCTGGAGTGAAAAAGCAAGATATCCAAACGGAGACAGTGTCGCAGAGGTAGCAGCACAAAATGAATTTGGCAATCCATCAAAAAGAATACCTCCCCGCCCTTTTATGCGTCCTGCCATAGCGAACAATAAGATAAAATGGAAAAATACTATGCAAAAATACTACAAGAATGTAGTAACAGGCAAAATAAATCTTAATACAGCTTTTGAGAGTGTAGGGTTTATGGTGGCGGGAGATATAAGAGTGGCTATAAAAGAAGTGCAATCCCCTAAACTCGCACCGTCTACGATAAAAGCGAGATTAAGAGGGCGAAAGCACGGCGGAATGATAGACAAGCCTTTGATAGATACAGGCATAATGCTAAATTCAATTACAAGTGAGGTACAAAGTGATTAATATTCTATCAAAAGCATCTACGCTAATCCCGCTCAAAAAGTATCAATATCTTAAATTTAACTCTGATATTGTAAATGATGTAGGTATAGTAACACCCAACTATGATGTAGCGATTACTATTAAGGCGAATATTCAACCCGTGAGCAGAGATGTATATGAGCAGTTTGGCTTAGATATGCAAAAGACATATTATACTATTTTTACATCAGAAGTATTGCAGGACTTACAAAGAGATAAAACAGGGGATAAGATAATCTTTAACGGCAAAACTCTACAAATAGAGAGCAATAAGGGTGATTGGGACAGTCAATACGGCTTTAATTCTTATTTAGGAGTACAAATTGACTAATAACGATATAATCAGAGCCTTTTTACCTTTGATTAATGCAGCTTTAGCTAGTTATGGATATGATGTAGATATTTTACAGGCTTATCAGCCCATAGAAACTGGGGTTAAGACAAAGGATAGTGTATATTTTTTTGAAGTATCGACGGAGAGAATAGGTCAACCAAATAGGATATCCAAATGGGATACAGTACAAGGCAAGACGATAAATACAGATTATCAGATTATGGGCATAACTTATCAAGTATCCGTATTAGTCCGCTCACCTAAGACTTACACCGCATCGGATATTTTGGTAGATTTGTCTATTTATATGCAATCATCGGAATTTATCGTGGCACTTGAAAGTCAAGGAATAGGAATTTTGGCAATCAAAGCAATGAGGGCAAATTGGTTTAAAGACGACAGAGACCAGCATCAAGAAGCCCCGAGCTTTGATTTTACATTAACATATAATCGTAGTATAATTAGACCAGAAATAACAATTAACACGATAGAATACAAAATAAACGGAGTTTAAAATGGCAATAGATATAACAAAATATGTCTCGATAGTGAGCGGGGTAGGAGGGGCTAGTATTGTAGCCCAGAGGAGTTTTGGAGGTCGTATATATACAGAAAATGCAGCCATAAAAACAGATATTTACAAAGAATTTACAAACTTGGCGGATGTAGGCACTTATTTCGGAACAACATCAGAAGAGTATGCAAGAGCGAGTTTATACTTTGGATGGGTATCTAAAAGCATAACACAAAATAAAAAACTACAATTTTATTATTGGGACAGTGCAAATCAAACATTAACCGCAGTATTAACAGCATCAGTCGATAAAAGCAACGACTTTGGCTCATTCTTATTTATACCGGTTACAGCTTTAACTTTAACACAAGTAGAAGAGATAGCCACTTGGAATGCCGCACAAAATGTTATGTATATGTACTGCGAATTTACAACCGCAGCGAATGCCGCAACTTGGGGAGCAGCACTTAAGGGGTACGCAGGTTTGGCACTTACATTGCAAGTAACAGGCGAATATCAAGAGATGATACCGATGATAATTTTAGGAGCTACAAACTACGACGCTATCAATGGCACTCAAAATTATATGTTTCAACAATTCCCAACATTAACCGCAAGTGTAAAAGATACTCCAACATCTAACACTTATGATGCTTTGAGAGTGAATTATATAGGACAGACACAAACAGCAGGGCAGACTTTAGCATTTTATCAAAGAGGCGATTTGATGGGCGGAGCTACTTCACCAATCGCTATGAATATATACGCTAACGAAATGTGGCTTAAAGACGCTATGAGTTCAAGTATATTGGGTCTATTGTTAGCATTATCAAAGGTGAGTGCGAATACACAAGGAAAAGCACAACTTTTATCTATTATACAAAGCAACATCAACACAGCGGTTAAAAATGGTACTATTTCAGTAGGAAAAACACTCACAACTACACAACAACTTTACATCACCAATCTAACAGCAAATGATAAAGCTTGGCATCAAGTGCAATCTATCGGTTATTATGTAATGTGTGATATACAGTCTTATGTAGCAAGTAGTGGAACAACAGAATACAAAGCGATTTATACCCTCGTTTATGCGAAAGATGACACAATAAGAGCGGTAGACGGAACTCACATTTTAATATAAAGGATAATAAATGAATAATATATCAGGATTTGGCACTGTTTTAAACTTAGTAGCCAGCTCTTCATTCCCGTCAGGTTTTACAATTACACAATTTACAGATGATACCGACCCGATAGATATCGCACCTATGGACTTAGGCGACACCGCTATGGGAGTAAATGGAGATTTAATCGTTTGGAATAAAGCCACAGCGATAAAAGTAACTCTTTCAGTGATACCGGATAGCGACGATGATATCAACTTGGGTATTTTGGCAGAAAACAACAGAGTAGGAAAAGGCAAAATATCCGCAAGAGATGAGATAACGCTTACAAAAATATCACCCGAT